CTTTTAATAGATTGATGAGATTTTTCCTTTCCATAGAAACTCCTTTTTAAATGACTTTATATTTTTTGTTGATTAATTCCGCTAATTCCGGCCCTTTATAATATGGTTCAATAAAAATGTGTTTGGCGTATTTATCATCTTTACTTCCATACCATTGTATTCTCCAATAACCTTCGACATAAATACGTTTTTCTAATTTCCAATGAACGATACCACCGGCATTGGCAACGGCGTTTACTTCTTCCGATTTTATTTTTTTGCCTACAAGAATATAAGGCAATGAAGACGTTTTATTGTTTTTTTGAATAGCTTTTTTTATTTTCTTTTTAGATTTTTTATTACTAATATCCACTTTTTCGGGTAGCATATTAATAATATCGGGGTCTTTACTGGTTATATATAATAAGACATTAAAAATAAAAAAAGTTAATTCTTTTAATTTATGTTGATTAATATCGCCCTTTGTCGCTTTTAATTCTTGAGGCGATGCCATTTCCATTTGCCTTTCCACTATATCATGTAATTTTCCTTCCGGTAAATCAAACCGAAAGTAAAATACGCTATCATTAAATGGAATCAGTTCCGTTGATTCAAGTATTCCAACAACCATTATACGAATTTCCTGGTTGTTAAAAAATACATAAAATCCATCTACAGCGACCTTTGTTAAATCATCCGCATCAATGATTTCAAATAATCCGCGTTCAATTTGAACATAGATTTCAGAAAATGGCGATTTCAGAAATCTTGATGAAATATTCAAATTAGTATCAGCCAGTTTAACTGATAGGTCTTTTGTTATATAAAAAATCTTTTCTTCATTTCTTTTTAATTGACACAAATGAAAAAAAAGATTGCTATAATAGGCAAATTGAATATCGCTTAATAATTTTAATGAAGATATTTCTGCTAGTATTAAGATTTGAAATTCGGCAAAAGTAATTTTTTCAGGATATGATATCCTTGTCTTTCGTGTAAGCTCGGGAATATCATAACCGATATCTTTAAGATATTCCCTTGCTGCTTCATAATGAGTTTTTCTCAATTTTAATCTCGAACCTTTTTTGCCTCTTCGGCAAAATGATCGTATTCAACAGCGGTATCCGACTGGTATTCACCGGGAGGGATCTCTATTGTTTCATGCTCCTCATGAACCAACCTTGTTTCATCTTTCAAAGTAAACTCCCTTATCATATCGATATCATAAACATCAACTTCACCATCCAACATATGGGCATGTCCCGTCATTTCTCCCTCTGCCAATACCGGACGATCTAATTTCTTTTTCATAACAACTCCTTTATGTTAATATTTTAGGATTTTTTTTTAAACTTTTTACATTTTTCGGCCATATATAAACATCACCTTGTTGATACCAATTTTTACCTTTATCATTAATAGGTATATCTCTTATTACTTTCGGCTTTCTACTATTAAATGCTTTCTCAATTGTATCACAACCGGGCGGAACTCCTTCTATATGATATGTTCCAATAGACGGATTTATCATTTTCAAATATGGCCTCTTATTCCCATCTCCTATATCCAACTTTAATAATTCACATGGCTGACCAATTTGATCTGTTCCCTTTTCAATTACCTGTGCTCCCAAATCTTTACATATACGCTCTATGCCTATTTTTCTTACAATTTCCCTGCGGACTTCTGCATTTCTCTCTGACAATAAAAGTCTTGCATCCAATCTATCAAATGATGTTTCTACTATATTTCTATTTACTAAAACACCATTTAAATTGTACATACTATACCCATCACCATACTCTACAGATGGACCGCTCTCACAATGTAATTGATTATTACTATTATATTTTATATACTTAGGCTTTTCTGAAATAAACACAATTTTTTCGAAAACAAAGAAAAAATGTAACTCTTTTGTTATATTTTTAAAAATATCAAATACAACATTAGTTTTTTTGTCTAAAGATATTAACTCAGAACCTAAATAATCATAAAAACAACAATACCCAGAACAAATATTCCCACTTTGATAAAACCATTCCAAGCTATAATATTTTTTTTTTTTCAAATCCAACTGCAAATGCAACTGCGAATGCAACTGTGAACACAATTGCAAATGCAACTGCGAATACAACTGCGAATCCAACTGCGAATACAACTGCGAACACAACTGCGAATCCAACTGCGAATACAACTGCGAATACAACTGCGAACACAACTGCGAATCCAACTGCGAATCCAACTGCAAATCCAACTGCGAATCTCCTATATTTTTCAATATATTAATCGCTAATTCACATGTCATTGGAGAATCCAAAAACAAAAATATTTCTGGTTTTATATCAGCAAAACCTAAATATTTTTTCAATAACATTTTTGCTTTTTTCCTATCAATAGCTTTATTGTCAAATGCTATTTTATTCCACTTCTCGAAATATTCAGGGATTTTTAATTCTTGCTTTTTTGTTAATTTTGTTATCATAAAACTCCTTTTTTTCCTTATTTTATTAATTATAAAAATACAGTAGAAATTCTCAATACACGTAGTTGATAAGGCTGGTTCCCCTTGTTCCGGACAATGCCTCCAACGCTCGTCGATGTTTTCCTGTGTTCTGGTTTCCAATAATAGCCAGGGAAAATTTCGACCAACTGTGCTTAAGTATATATTTTTGAATTTCTACTGCTAATGCGGTTGCTTGTGCCACACACTGCCCTAATCCTGCGTCCAGGCCGTTGTTTATGTGTGGCATGGCAACCTTAGAAAGATTAATTATTACATATTTGTTATACCACATTTTCCTGCTCTTTAACATTCCGACAAGCGGAAAAATACGGTTCCGGACAATTGGGGCAGTCATCAAATAGATTGAAGCAATATCCAAATGCACGTTTTTTGGGACATGCGTTGTTTGAATATCTTGGATAAAACAAATTTTTTAACACCCCTGTTTCCTTGTCTATATTTTCATGAATTCCCCAAACATCATGGAAAAAATTATAATCATCCGCCAAAAGCAATCCCTCCAAATTTAATGGATTGCCGGATATATGACATGCCGCGATGTCCATGTCATATTCTTTTATTGACACTTTCGTTAATCCATTGGCACGAATTGCTATTTCATGAATAATTTTCATATCACCCTTTTGAAGATTTTTCCATTTTATCATGACATTTTCCTTCCATAAAAGTTGGTTCCCCACCAGAAAATCGAACATTTTGCAACCCTTCATTAATCCACTGATTAACTATTGACAACGCGTTTTCGTAAGGCATTTCCCCCAAAATATCATTCCGTAGTCCACGACAATACGGACACTTGAAATTGCATCGATCTGTCAAGATCAACTCGCAACGCCACAGCGGAGAGTGTTCGCTTGACTGCAATGCACGAGAATCAGATAAGGTATAGAATCCGATATCTTCTAATTTATTATTTCGAATGGCCGTTTCTATTGCCCAGTCGAAATTTTCTTTATTTAAAATTTTCATTATATCCTCCTATTGAGTTTGTTCATTATTATTATACCAGATTTTATGATTTTTTAACTATATTTATATAATAGAAAGGAACAATAATGGCTCCTCCGAGACAAGCATGTGAAATTCTTTTAACTCTTCATAATAAAATTTATACCATTCTTAAAAAAATTGAAGAGAATAGATTACGGGTTAATACCTATGCCGGTGAAAGGGCTAAAAAAAAATTTGGTTTTATAAGCCTTCTCGATATTATAGGCGCTGAAGCCGTATCGGCTATAGGATCCCTTGCGGCGTCGGTCGCCGAATCATTGATTGGACCAATATCAAGAATAGCGTCAACATTTGTAGAAGCCATTCTTTCTCAGATTTTAAAAATATTATTATCGTTTCCAACTGCAATATTTTCCCTGGTTGCTATTCCACATGAAGCCGCTTTAAAAGCTATCAATGATGAACGTTATTATTTATTCCGCGCTCAAAAAAGTATTTCTATTGTCATGGGTATATTGGGGAAATGGGCTCTTAGAATATCAAATGCTGAATATTATAAACAGATAAAAGACGCTATTCCATATCTTAATAATGCGATCAATCTATTGGCCGATATGATAAGGGATCTTGGAGCCGATAATGCTTTTTTTAATGAATCGACATATAAAAAAATTCATTTTAATATTCAGCAGGCTTATGAAATAACAAAACCCTATTCGTTGATTGATGATATCGGAGAAGTTACTAAACGTGTTGAAGAAGAACGTTATCTTGTCTTTCAAGAGAAAAAAGCCGCGATTGATAAAATATATATAGCAAAAACATCCGATCTTAAACATTGGTATAATAATCAATTTTCAGATAAATTAAGCATTACTCAAACAGAAATAATTAAAAATAAATATGATGCTTATAACACTGGTTTACAGACCGAATGGAAAGAAAAATTGAATGTAGCCGAACTGGAAACAAACGCTAGCGCATCGGTTAATTTAAGTTCTTATGCAAAAGCGGTTGGTGGAATAGCATCGGAATTTTCCTTCGATATTAAGCTGCTGGGAGATGAAATCAGTAATGTATATGAAAATATGAAAAATGCTTACGAACAATATATTGAATATCATAATTTATGTAACACAATATATAACATCAGGAATTTAATAAAAAATTTGATTAATGAGATAGTTTCTATATTAAAAGGATCTGGAAATGCCGCTGGTGCGACATTAATCGGCCCGCTTGATTCGGCAAGTACCTTGTTGGAAGTTACCAGGGATATGTTTTCTAAAATTACCGTGAAAGATTCTAATTTTGAAATGGCGTCAAAAATAATTCTTGGTCATACTACCATCGGGATCGCCGATGAAACGCTCCACGCTACCATTACTCAAAGCCTTATCGATATGATAAATGCGGATGATGTTTTACAAAGCTCAAATCAGGAATTTGATGAATTTATTCATAAATTGTATAATATACCGGATTGGGATACCAAGATTGGGGTATGGACTGTTGATGTATTATATTCGGCTACGCCTCCTTATATCCAATTAATAGCGGATGCTTTTACTTTAATTACGACCGTAATGTCCGATAAAGAAAATGCATATAACATAATTACTACGATGGAATCACGATTCAGGCAACTTTTTAATCATAACAATTATGTTAAAAACGTTCTCGAGTCGTACCAGCCGTATAAAACATCAGAAGCCGGTGATTTAACAAGAATGTTATCAAGCGCCGGTTTATTAGATATTTTTGCAAAGGGCCTTAGTGTTGCAAATATAATTGAAAATATCATATCCAATACTAGGGCCGGAAAATTCAACGAATCAATACCCACTTTAAAAAATTGTAGTAAATATTATAAAGATCTTTATGGCGATCCGGCTGTGGCCGAAACATTTGTCATGTCTATGGAAGATGTTTCCATTCCTCAATATAATAATGAATACATTCAGGATACGGAAGAAAAACTATTTGATAGAATGGGCGCTAGAAAATATGCTCAGAATTTCAGTGTTCAAAATTTGATTGATGAAAAAAGTTTTATTACTCCACCGGATTAGTTATAGTTACACTTTCTACAAAAATTTATAAAAAGTTAATCATTTCATCTGGAATTGCTTTTAATGTCTCCTGATTATTAAAAGTCTTACTTTCCATCAATGATCGATAATCTTCAGTAACTCCTGAAGATAGAATATTTAGAGATGCATTTAAGTCTCTATTAATATTGTTTCCACATTTACAAATATAAAATCTTTCTGACAATTTTAGATCTTTTTTTATTCTACCACATAATGAACACAATTTAGAAGAAGGATAAAATCGATTTATCTTAGTTAATTTTCTACCATACCATCTTGACTTATAATCAATCTGTTTTCCTAAAGTAAACCATCCCTGTTTTTGAATAGATCCTGCTAAATTATGGTTTTTCATCATTCCGGAAATATTAAGATCTTCTATTATAATCTTATCATAATTTTTTACAAGATAAGAAGAAATATTATGATGTAACCATTCTCTCTTTCTTGCTATTTTACGATAGATTTTAGCTATCTTAATCTTTGTCTTATTAAATCTCAAAGATCCTATTTTCTTCCTTGATAGATGTCCGGATAAATGCTTAATTTTAGCTTGGTTCTCACTTTCATCAAACATTTTTATCTGTAATCCATCTGAAGTAGTAATAAGATCTTGTATTCCTAAATCTATTCCTACTATTTTATTTGTTTTAGGTAGTTCTTGGACATTCTCTTCAACTAAGATTGAGGCATAATAATCTCCAACTTTATCTTTTGAAATAGTAACTGATAAAAATTTACAAGAAGGAATTTCTCGATCAAGAATGATTTTTATCCATCCTATCTTTTCAAGTCTGATCTTATTATTTTTTAAGATAAATTTCTGATTAGGTAATCGATAAGATTGTTTTTCAAATTTCTTTTTAAAAGAAGGCTTTCCTATTTTTTTCTTTCTCTTTTTAGAGAAAAACTGATTTTTAAATTCTTTAAAATCAATTTCTTTTTGTTGAATAGCCGCAGAAGATACTTCTTTTAACCATTCTATTTCTTTTCTAAAAATAGTAGTAGATTTAGGATTTTCTTTTTTATTGAATGATTCTACAAATTGATTCCAGATATATCGAACACATCCGAAAGTTTTAGATAGTAAGACTTTTTGGGCATTATTGGGATAAATGCGGAATTTGTAGGATTTCTTTTGTATCATAAATAATCACATTCTTCTATAAAATAATATAATTAATGTGAATTAATATTATATTTATACTATGAGCGATATTGATCTTATTACTGATTTAACACAAGATTTCTCGGTTACCATTGGCGATAACCCCCAAGAAGTTTATGGAAATAGGCTTCTTTTGAATATATTTGAAATCACTTTTTTAACAAAGAAACGTCAATTTGTTTATAATAAAGAAGTCATTATCGATTCATACGGCGGCGATGCGGAAAAGATTATTAATAAACAAAATGTATTTTTAGACTCCCAAAGTCTTTCCGCGGCTCTGATTATTACCATCAATGAAACCGTTAAAAGTATGCAGAGCGATGAGACCGAATTTACTCCCAAAACGGAAAAAATTGAAAAAGCTGAACTTGTCAGTGTTGATATTATTAATTATACCGTTTATGCCACTATACGGATTTATCCGATAGAAGTCGAGGCTTATACGGATTTAATATGGCGTCTTCCTATTATTAAAAAAGGATAAAAATCATGTTTGATTTTTACGCTTTTATACGCAAAAAATGGGCGGAATATTCAAAATCAAGCGGAAGAAAAGGAACGGTACTTGACGATCTTGCGGTTAAACCTTCCGCTCTTTTAATGAGGGATTTTTATAATTCCTTAGTGGAACAACGAAAAATTAATAATATCGATGAATATAAAAACATGAGCGAAGAAGAGCTTGATTTTTTTGGTAATAAATTTTTTAATGAAAGAATAGCCGGTTCTTTAGTCTCGACATATGTTCGTGTTTATTTTGATGAGAAAAAAAATTTAACAATAACGGAAAATTTTCGGGCAGTGTCAAACGGTGGATTACAATATAAAGCGTCAATACCGTCATTTATAAGTAAAAATTCATTTAAAAATTCCGATGATTCATCGGCATTGTATTGTATCGATATTTATATTATTGCCGTCAGTCCTGGGAATGAATATGTCGCAGAGAAAAATACCATTTCTCAATTAACAAATATTGATTTTGTTTATAAATTTGCAACCAATCCGGAAGATACAGTCGGTGGATCCATTCATGAAAATAACGATCAATATTATTCTAGGCTTAGATATTCCCTTAATGATAGAAGTTTAGTAAATAAACGGAGTCTGTTTAATATTTTAAAATCAGTATTTACGAATATTGATTCTATATATGCCGCTGGTGCAGGCGACCAATATATGGTACGTGATTTGGTAACGGCAACCGATTTGTCAAAACAGATTAGAAAAGCCGATTATTTGGGAAAACTTACTGGTGATGGAATTGTAAAGCACATAGCTTATTGGGGAATTTTCCCGCCAAATCCTGGTAGTTTTCAATCAGACACCTATTGGGGTCCACATTCATCTTATTCTGTGTATCCGATACCTTTAACCATTGATCCATCTACAACCGTATTTAATCCAGATAGTCCAAATATACAGGCAAGCGATGCGGCATTCTATGGTTTTCCACTGGATCAGGAGTCGGATAATGATATGTATCGGGGGTTATATTTTAATGATTATAAAAGGTATATGGAGGTTAAGACTTCGGATTTATTTAATATTTTAAATGAAAATATTGGATTTACGGCAATACAGGTTCCAAATGAGAATTGGAAATATGGAACGAATGGTTCTAAAAATGGTGGGTTTGCTAATCTTTTAAGCGGAATATCGTCAACTGATGTTTTAAATTTTTTAAATGATACCATTAATCTTGCCGGAGGATGTACAAACCCGATCGTTGCCGGTAAAGATATATTAAAAAGAACTGGAATAAAATTAACCGGCTCATTCATCTGGCCGGCGTTTACTGATGAAAATAAAGACAGTAAATTACAGATTATGTTAGGTGGAGTTAATAATTATATAGTTGATGGCTATACCGGTATAGGATTTGGTATTATGGTTACCAAAGGTTATGATGAAACCACTTTAAATGGCGTTGTATATATGGCTCATTCTGAAAAATATGGAACTGCTCAGGTATTTGCGACGGATCAGGATATCATTGACCATGTTTCAATTACAGGAATGGGCGCTCTCGCGGAACGCCATTTCAGAATTCAGCCAGGAATTGAATATGAATTTGAATTTATTTTATATGATGATTTACGAATTACTTTATATTTAAATAAAACCAGCGCCAAAATATTTAATGATCCTGATGAGTTGGAAAACGAACTTCATTTTCAACTTCCTGGAAAAATATTATCGATTTTTTCCGATAAAAGTCGCGGAGGGATCCTTGCGGTGGCATCGACCAGGTATGGAACAATGATGAAAGTATCTCTTGATACCAAATCACCGAAAAAGACCGATATATGGAAAGTAATCGGATTAAAAGCGTTTGATATTAATCCCGCGCGCGCAATAGCGTTGTTTGCTTTGTATGTTAAAGATCTTGAAGATCCGGTGATTGCCTTTTTAAGATCGTATGGTCGGGGATCGTTAAATAATGGTTTAAATGATGGATACCAGGCTTTTATATGGGATAAAGAAGCACAATTTGTTTCTTCTCCAGTTAATTCCGAGCTTACTCGTGGTGGATGGTCTGAACTGAGTGGAATGACCAATCCGGATGGATCAAAAACTTCGGTTACCGGTTTATTGAGTCATAGATTGGGAAACCTTAACCGCTATCGTGTAAATGAGAATTATGTTTATTTTCTTATCGCTGCTTCAGGAAGATCTCAGGCAAGTATCCGGTATAATGGAAATATCAATGATGATATTTATTCCCTTTTAAGGGTTGAATATTTAAAATTACAAAGTGATAATGTCGATACTTATCATTCAAATACAAAATCTGATTTATACGTTTCGACCATTAAAAATATTGAAGAGTATAAATCGATTGTCGTATCCGTGGCCACTAGCGGTTCTTATTTTGAAATCGATGGTCCAGTTTTTAAAATATTGTCGGTTACATTAAATGGCGAGGTTCTTTCCGATTCAGATTACACCATTATAGATCCGGATCCGAATATCGTTGGATCATATCTGGAAAAGAAAAGAATAGTGTTAAATAATTCTACTGCAACGATTATTAATGTTGAATATATTCTTTATCCTGAAATTTCAATTATTCAACAATTTTTTCAAGATACGGTATACGGAAGCGTTTTAATAAAACATAAATTTCCGTGTTTTCTCAGCTTTACTTTTTATTTTACTGGATCAAAAACAATTAATGAAATAGCGGATGAAATTAAAAAATATGTAGATCAGAATATTGACGGTACATTTTCAATTAATAATATGATTTCATATTTTTATAATAATAATTTGGTAAATAACATAAAAACTCCTATTGAAATATCATATCGTAGATTTGACGATAATGGTGAAGAGATTGCCGGAACATTTAATGATACGCTTAAAATACGTGATATTGATTTTTTTAACATAGACAGTCTATCAGTTCAAAAATTGTAAGGAGCCGCGTGTTCTGGAATTATTTATCTACTTTCTGGAATTATCTATCCGATAAAGATGTTGACATTTGGGAAAATTTCTGGAATGGCCTTGGTAAAATGTCATCCGATCTTATCGTTAAGGTAGGGAGATTCGTAAATGTTACTGCCTTAATTAATCAACATGATATTACGGATTATTATGATATAAAAATTGGTCCATTATATTCAAAGCCAACCGATCTCGATCCTACTGATATTAATTCGAATAATATAATAAAACCTCTTGGAACCGTCGTTTTGGAACCGATCAATGGGCTGTTTTATGATTTTATAGAAATTACCCCTGAAGATTATTATCGTATCAGATCGATTGGGGAAAACCAGTATATTGTCATAGGTAATAAATATTTTAAAATAAATCTGCTTATGTCCTCCGAAGAGCCGGAAGAAACATCCTGTTCTATAGAAATAAATTCGACAATTAATAAAATTACACAAGACGATATCGGTAAATTCGGAATTAAAGCGCAAATGGACGCTTCTGATTTTAAAATATTTATTCAACAAGGGACCATATCCGAAGTAACGTGGCATGATGACGGTATTGAAATTATTGTTGATCCTGGCGATACCGTTAATGATATTATTACACTGGCAAATTCAAAAACCGGTAAATGGGGAAAATTATATAGTAAAAGCACACAACCGAATGTTCCTATTTTAAATTATGCTATCGATACATATCCAAATAATGCTTATATCTTCAGTGAACTTCCGGAATTTATTGAATTTGAAGAAGCAAACGAAAGATTTTATCCGCCTGAAATAAAAACATGGAATTGGTATGAGGGGTATAATTCGTTCAATGGAACGGAAGATAATGGATATTATACTTATGATAAATTAAAATATATGATAAAAATCAATGGAAGCCTTGCTTACCTCGAAAACAACCCATTTAATTTTTATTTAACAAATGCAAAAGTTTATAAAATAGATGAAAATGTTGTCGATATTCTTGAAATCAGTAATTATATCGATAAATCGGAAGATGGCATAACGCTTATTAAAGATCAGGATTTTATATTTTATAATAATACGCTTGAATTATTTAACGATATTGAAATAGAGGATACGTTCTATTGTAAAACGACTCCTATTATTGAAGATTATATGTATGAAATGTATGGAGCGTTGGTCGATATTAATCGATGGAAAGAATATAATTATAATAATATATCCGGAAAAGCCGCAATTCATGGTTTGATGAAATTTAATCAAAATCTTGATGACATGGAAAAGGCTTTAAACGTTTATTATGGCCTTCCGATTTCTCCTGAAAAATGTAAAGTAATAGGATTGTATGAATCATATGGTTATAAAATAACCGTTATTGATGGTAATAATATTACTTTAGATATAATAAATAAACTCAGTCCTTTTGCGGCCGAGGGCTGTGAAATGATGAATGAATCGATTGGTCATGTAAAAATTCTTGAAGTAGTCGATCGTCTTAATGGTATTATTAGGTTGGAAGATTCTTCAGGATTGTCGATTGGTGATTTATTATATTTAAAACTGGTAAATAAAAATAAGATTATTAGTTTTTATCAAGAAAGTATTTCCGTATACAGCGATCAACGTATGGGTTATTTTAATAGTAATAAAATAGGATATCTGGAACATATGATTGATATAATGCATGCAAAAAACAGATATCCGGAAATCCTTGTTTATGGATCGGAAATAGATGGTATTTATCATGTATTAGATGTGATTCAGGATAGTGAAATTGCTACTCTGATTATTTGCGGATCACAATATAATGATTATATTCCATTTGTTCATGAAAATGTAAACGCAGGATATGTTCATTTATTGTGGCCGACACATAAATTTCTTTATCTATTGCTTGAATCCGGCGTTTATTATAAAGCATATCTTGACGCCCCAATCGATACTATTTATGACACTGATGATAAACTGGAAAAATTCGATATTATAGCCCGCAATGTTTCAATGAAAAAATTCAGCGGATGGGAAGAGTTTAATTATTTTAGAAGACAAAGCGGAATAAATCTTGACGCGGATCTTCTTGAAATGATTAGTGCTATACCGGGCGCCGAATTTGGAAAATATTTTCCGAGCGAACAATCTCAAACAAAGTATTATATTTAAAGATATGAATATCAATTTAGAATTAAAAATGCAAATGCTTGGTAAAATGGCGGATTCCTTATTGGACCCATCAAACGTTCCAAAATTTATTTATTTTTATTCCCAGGATAATACTGTTTTGTGTAGAATATTATATGATAACGTTTCGCAGGGATCCGGTGCTGATCTCGAAAAATATATTTTTTCATATAATAGTTCTAATTCATTAAAAAGTTCTGTTGAAAATACAGGTACCGTAGACCATTTTAAAATTACCGGCGCTATAAATAATGCATTAATAAATGCCGTTGAAGGCAGTGTCGGAACTTATGGATCAAATAGCGATATCAAATTCAATAGATTAATTTGGCCGCAAGGTTCAATAGTAACATTGACCAAATTGTTTTTTTCAATTAAATAAGAGGCCCTATGCTTACTACAGTTAGAAGAGATATGCTTGATAAGTCAATATCCGGTGATAAAATTTTTGGCGGAACTATAAACTGGATAGACGGTTTATATACGGATTATTTAAGGGTTCCCCATTCAGGGTCTACCGGAACGGGAAGCATCGATGGTGAAAACTTTGTCATTGGATCGAATCATAGAATTGCATCCGTCCAGGCAAATAATGTCCATGCCGCTTATTGGCTGGGATTACGCAATGAAGCATCCGGCGGTGGTCCTGGTACTGATTTTTCACTATTTGCTCAGCGGGCGGGCGTTGGCGTTGAATTTAAAATTAAAGATAAGGCTGGTGCGGTAAGGGTTGAACTTAATACTAATACAAAAAAGAATTACATGCTTGATAAGTTTATTGTTGGCGGATCATCGGAACTTGATCCTACCGTTAAATTAGAATCACCATCAGCCTTATTAGGTATTACAAAATGGAATACGGCTTATGGGACAACGTCTTATCTTGGAGATGCGTTTGCTAATGATGATAATGATGCATCCCAATCTTTAAGGGATTTATTTACATGGGTATATGTTCTTCTTGATCATTTCACGGAATATGAAATGATTAAAGAACCATGGATAACCCTCGGCACCCTAACGACCAATGAGGCTGGACAATTAACGCATATTGACACTTCTGAAATTACGGTGGATAACTGGACTTATTTACAATCTTTGGATCAAAATATCGGAACAGGTGACGCTCCATTATTTGAAGGAATACATATTGGAGCACAGGGCCCGGGTGATTTATTTGAGAATTTTCTTGAAGATTATAAAGAATGGATTGGAAAAGACGCCGTAGCTAGTCTTGATACTTTAGATGTTAATATTAAAGTAGATATTATTAAATGTGGAAAAATGGTAACTTTAGATGTCTATCGTTCTGGTGCGTCCAATAATATATCATTTACAAATTCAACTGGTTTTTCAATTACTGCATTAAATATTTGGATACCAATTGATATTGAAGAAATATTGATAGATAATAATATTGTAACATGGCCGGGAATTTTTAAAAGTTTTAATTTTATTAATGATAATAATATAACACCATGCCTTATATCTCCGCCATATGCAAATGGTGAAGGTGTGGGTATTTGGTTGGTTAATTTAAGTAATATAATATTGGCATCTACTAAATTATTAATATTACCATCGTTTTCTATATCTTATATTATAAAATAATAAGGAATTTTAATATGGTAAACGCTCAAATCATAAACCCATTCAACGATACGGTCATGATCTTTGATGGATATAATGTTATAAGGGATTCCGATCAAAAAGAGATTGGAAGGGAATTGTCTATTGAAACCGTTCAGATTGATATCAATCTCTGGGATTTAATGACCAATTCGAATTCTTCCGTTTCAAATATTGTGATGACGTATCATTCCGAAGTGGATCATTGGACGGTAGACTTAACCGATGTTGGAATTTTAATTGATAAACATAAATTTGTTGGTAAAGTATCGGAATATATTCCTGCATCGGCTGGTATGCGTGATTTTAAAATTCTTGAATTTACCGTTTACCATGACGATCTTGAAAATACGTTATTTTCATTGCCATATGAAATTGTAATATCAGACGGAACCGCTTCATTTATATGGTATGAAGACGGTTATATTGGCGATATTAATCATGCATTATATATTGCTTCGGCTTTTGAGGGCGGCGTTGGGGAAGTATATGCCACCCATCCGAGCAGGGTAACCCATAGGGGCGCCGTTCACAGATACATGGTAGTTGAAGAGTCATGATCCTTCCAGGAAATTATTTAACAACTCAGACCGGGGGTTGGTTTACCGACGGTAACGTCAGCGGTTATCTTGAGGCGATGACCGACGGATGGTGGTATACGTATGGTCCGTTTACGATAGAAGACGTAGCCGCCGGATTTACTCATTCATATTCAAATATAGCCGGCCGCTCGGGGTTATCATCACATGGAATCAAACCGGTTTATGACATCATTACATTTTCAATTGGCGTTGCCGCGGAATCGGATGATTCGTATATTACAAAAGATATTAATAATACAATGCCAAAGGCAATGATTAAAAATGGTATTTTAAAATTCGATATACCACAGACACATCCCTATTTTGGGATTGGCGATGTTGTTACTTTAAATGATGGAAATTCAAATTTTGACGTCGTTATTAATAATAAATTGACTTGCTCTATTTGGTTAGTTCATGATGGCAGTGGATGTATTCCCGATAGTTATAGCGTTAATTTAACTGTAGTAAAAATTGATAAAAGTTTTCATTCTATTGTAAGTGCGCTTTCCGGAGTTGGTAATAAGCTGGGTACTAAAAATTTAATTTCAATATCCAGTTCGTTGAGAATATGTTGTTATGAAATGGATGATAATTCAGGTAGTATAGCAATATCTACAGATTGGACGCTTTCTAAAGACAATACGATAACTATTTATACTCCAATAAATATAAAAACCGATTGTAATAAAGTTCAAAGGCATCAAGGAGATTCGACGTCCGGTTATATTATGGGAGGAACGATTTTTATTACTTCCAATGTTCATATACAGGGATTAATATTTAAAAAAACAGGATCGGGCGGGTCGGCAATCAACGTTGCGCTTGGAGGATCGGCGACATGTAATATAATAACAGGGGCATGGGATAACGGGGTATTATTTTCAATTGAAACAATTGAAAAGGCTTATATATCCAATAATTATTTCAATGGAAATACTATTGGTATCAATTGTATGATAACCACTTCCATTCAATGTCATTTATATAATAATACTTTTAATAATTGTGATACGTCTATCGAATATAAATCCTTACAACTTGAAATTAAAAATAATTTGATGAAGGGCGGTTCAACGTGTTTAAACGATAATGCAATCGGGCTCTCTCCTGTTTTTAATTGCATTACAAGTGATGGCACGGCAGGAAGCGATCAAGGGAATTTATCTGAAGTAGTTGTTGAATTTTTAAATACGGCTACTGATAATCTTCGGGTTTTATTTGGATTTTTCGATTATGTTAAAACCGGAATTGCCGTTTCATTATATAATAATATTGATATTTTCGGTAATTTATTTGATAATACTTATTGTATTGGCGCATATCATGAAGTACAAGAAGTTATATATTCAATCGGTTCTTTAGACATTGACTTATTAGAAGGCCCTGCAACGTGTACGATATCCTCAATAGGTATAATAACGTTTTCAGAAGATCAATTGAGCGAATACCTGTGTCCGGGTTGTGTTGTTTATATCGGAATAAACAGATATTATTTAAAAAGAAAAATAGATAATGATATTTGGGAAGCAATTAATTCAGAAGGTGATCCTATTAGTGGAGACGGGGTTACCGAGTATACGATAGATCATATTTATTTTTCTCATTCTGATTTATTTTCAGCTATAGATGATCTTTCTGTTATTAATCCGATAGCAGATGACGTCAAAATTATCATCAACTGTTCCGAGGGCAAATCCACAAAATGTATAGATATTGATTTTGATACCGATATAACAAGATTTGTAACAATTCAAACCCCTGCTAATAGAAGGCATAATGGAAAATGGGATGAAAATTTATTTATTCATTATGGTGAAGACGGCGGTGAAAAATCAATTCGAATAATGTGTCCATACACTATAATAGATGGTCTGCAGATAAGAGGGGGGCAATACGGTATTTATGGAGAAGAGGTCGGGTTTTTGATAAAAAATAATATTATCCGTGATTGCAAAAAGAATGGCATTACGTTTGATTCTAATAATGGAGAAGACAGTAATTCTGTTATTAATAATTTTGTTTATGATTGTAATGGAATTGGGATTGAATTTAAAGAAAACATCGGCAGATCGACAACCGCGCGATTCGAAGATTTAATTATAGAAACTATTGACCATACTGATAAGAATTCAGATTATGAAGTATGTTTTTGGCCTTATTTTGGCGGTCTTTTATATCCGGAAATCAGATGGTTGCCGGAAAGGGTTGAAATAATATGTAATGAGGGGGATCCAATTACATTAAGTCAACTTATCGATACTGCTAAAGTTTATGGCGAGCCATGGGGCGTATTGTCATATTTAAGCGACGTCAAACCAACTGGTTTTGATAAAAAAATATCAGAAGCGGACAATTTTCTTATAGGCAATTCCGGAAATAAAAACAATTATTTGAACATATATAATAATACTATTTTTAATTGTTACCAAGGAATTGTAATTGATTCCCATCCGATTAATAGGTTTTATAATCGCTGTTCTTTAAAGAACAATATAGTTAATAAATGCATATCTGATGCATATATTAATAGAAGTCCCAAGTCCCCGCATATAACAGCCGATTGCTGTATTGGAAACGATGATACATTAAATAAATTTATTGGATATAGTAATTATTTTCCTTACGAAATCGATATAGATATTACTCTTTATGAATCGTTAAAAACAAATTCAATAAATCTTGAAGCCGATCCAAATTTTTCTTTTAATTATGACGCAACCGGTTATGACAGATTGGACAGGTGGAATAATGGTTTTCTTAATTATAATCCTTTAAGAAATGGTAAAATGGCAAATTTTTCATTAGGTAATGATGATTCAAATCTAAATAATACTTCTCTTCAAATTATTATTAAAAATGGTATTGCGACATTTATTGGATCCTCAATGAGTTCAAAAATAGGAATTGGTGATAAGGTCACATTTAATGCTACTACGGTTTATCTGTCCGAAAAGGGAACTGATTTTATATGGCTTGTTCTCACGGCTGAGGGTGAATTACCTGCTGATGTTACAACACCACAAGATATTACTGAAATTAAAAGAGTATTTAATTCAACGTCAAGTATTAATGGTAGCGGAGTTAATGATCTTGAAACGCTTCTTGGTTTTAGAAATCTTGCATTAAACGAGACCAATGTCATAATTTGGTTTTATAAAGATGATTCGGAATTTGAAGATTCTATTTATATAATTAATTGGATTACTAATAGTGTTTATAAATTAAAATTAGCAACTCCTTATAATGTTTTTACCGAATGTATGGTTAGACAACGCCATCATGGATATTATGGTGGCGTTGTTTTTAATTATAAGGATACGATTCAGTTGGATAATTCGTATATTATTCTTGAAGGATTTGTTTTAAATAAAATTACAAATACGTCTCCGGCTATATCTATTGGAAATACATATGATAATTGTTTGATTAAATGTAATATTATCGCTGGAGGAAATATTGGAATTGATTTAAAATCCGGAAATACGGCAATCAGTAATATAGTATATCACCAGACCATTTCCGGAATTGATTTGGATGAAAGTGAATCATATAATAACACCTGTGTGGATACGGGTAATTATAGTTATAATTCCCATGATGTTAATGATGAAATTATTAATTGTATTGGATCATTGGCTTCTATTGAGAATTTTCATGGTGTTGGTCAATTTATTAATTGTGTTGTTGAACAATTTTTATAGAATGGCTTAATTTTGAGCGAATATATTCAAGATGGAATAATTTCCGGTTTATTAATAAGCCCCGTGCCTGGTTATATGAATATTAATTCATCAGTTGGCATTGGGCGTCTTAATAATATTGAGATTAATTATGGTGAATCGATAATGGCTGTTGATGCAGCGGATGAAACATATGATCGCGCCGACGCCATTTTTATTACGCCAACCAAGGTTGTATATGTCGCTGGGGAGCCTAGTGATATTTTAATTCCGCCGGACTCGGTTCCTGGAGAGGATTTTTATTTTCGAATAGGAACCTTTGTTGTTCCTACCGGATGTATTGATAGCTTGAACTTTGAAGATTTTACTTATGCCAGCGATACAACATCAAATGTTTTTGATTATCACATTAAAAGAGATTATTATAATACTCTTAATCGTGGATTTGATCTGGTTGACGTCGATATCGATATAGATTCTGAAAAAATAGATGCTTTAAGTGTTGGCGCCGATTCAATACCTGATGTACAAATTAAAGATTTATATTTTTCAGTCGGAACAGATGAGAGCAATTTATTAACCGGATCAAACGTAACAATAAGAATTAATAATGATATTGCTACCTTTTCAGCTCCACAAACTAATGATTTTATTGGAATTGGTTGTGTAATATATTATAGAGGTAGCGCGTGTTATATTTATAAAAAAATCAATGATTCAAAGTGGCTTGTCAAAACAAATCTCGGAGAATCAGTTTCCGATCTTGGGACAACTGATGTTATTAGTATTAAATATGCGTATAATTCACTTTATAATTTATTTAATGGCATAAGTCCGATTAATGATATTACTGGATTTAATCTTCGAACGGTTAGATATCGCCTTAATGTTACTGTTTATAAAGGTGAGGTGCGCAGTCAACTTGGTTTCTTTATTAGAAATTTTGATACTGATATTGATTGTTATATAAAAATTTTTACTCCAAGAAATCTTACCGACGAATGTAATATACCACAAATTCATTGTGCTGATCCGGAAAATGCAAATTTTATCAATGAAGGTAGTATAAATATTTTTGTTGATAATACCGTAATTGATGGCATAATAATGACTGTCGATGATAATTCGAGTTGTGCAACTCTTAATAATTGTCATAATGTTAAAATTCAAAATAATATTATATTTGATGCTGGAAATGGCATTGTATCAAAAAATGACGGCCATATTGATTCGGCTATAAAAAGTGATTTCTCAGATGGTATCGATCCTGTGATATGGGGACCGGACATAGTTAATAATTGGTTAATTAAAAAATATGGCGACAATGATATCATTTATAGAAAAAGTAATATTAGCGCAGCTTATGAATCTATATTGCCAGCTGCTGTTGAATATTCGGGTGATTTTGATTTTGAATTTTCAGTAATTTCTCAATCAAGCGGATATGTAAAAATGACAATCTGTGACGACGCCAATATTGTTGCTGAAATGACTTTTAACTTGACTTCACTTATTTTTAATACTAAAACAGTTTTAAGAAATCATAAATACGGCCAAGAATATAAATTTAGAATTATAAGAGGTGGTTTGTTATATCCAGATGGTATTTTTCTAAAATCATCATATTATGAAAAAAGAATTTCATTATATTATTTTTATAATAATAAATGGAATTATGTCAATGATGATTATATTAATATATCTGCGGATTGTAATTTTAAAATCAAATCATCCGCGATGCATGGAATAGGATACATTAAAATATGGGGCATTGCAGATACCAATACATATCTTAATGTCGGATCCAATGAAAACAATTCTTTTATTAATAATGTCATATATGGAATGGGGCAATATGGAATAATCTGTTCCGGAAAAGATTATGTTTATAATAATACTGTTGATGAATGTGATGTTATTGGTTTTTATAATAAACCAACTGATGATCTAATTAATAACATTTCGACCCGATGTTCATTTTTTAATAATGAAAATATTCAATATTGCCTTTCCAGTGATTCATCAGCTGGTTATAGAAATAAATGCATGAGTTTTGTTCCATTTGAATATGTTGATTATCAATCAGAATACCCTCTTCGTAATTATCGTCCGAAAAATGATAGTATATCAATGCGTGGAACGGGATTTTCATTAATTGAAAAATTTTCAATTGATGCGACGAACTGGATACGAGATCGTGTTTGGGATATTGGCGCATTAGAATATATTCCATGTCTTGTAAATATAGGAATAAGCTCGTATAATACCGATCTTAAAACAAAAAAATCAAGTAGTATAGTAACCTACCAAGTTAAAACATTTGAGCATTATAGCTTAATTATTTTTTCAGAAGATCAAGTAAATAATAAACTTGCCGTTGGATGCGAAGTAGTCGATAATAATAATCCATTTCCATTAAGTTGTATTCTTACACGAAAACTATCTCTTCGACATTGGATCGTATGCGACATGTATGGGTATTCATTAACCGATAGAAATCATGGAGTGGTTAGTAAAATTTATATACCAAACATTTCTTTATCAAACGATATTATTCTTCGCTTTTCAGATTTAATAGTTGGTAAAGTACGATTTGGTATTGTGTATTTTGATGATAATATATTAAATAGCGATCTTTCATTAACAAACGTAAATGCCGACGTCGATCATTTTGTGCAAATTTTTGCTCCTAAAAATGAACAAACGGAATGTAATAAATCACAAAAACATAATGGTATGCTTGGCATTGGCGCTGCAATAAATTCAATTATATTAACCGGATGTGAATGCTCGGAAATATCCGGAATGCAAATAATGAATGGCGTTACGATTCTTAATTCAGGAGGAGTATGCGTTTGGTATAATATTATTAAAAATATTGGATTAAGAATCGATTTCACGAAAGAAAATTATATTATTAATAATTTAATTTATGAATGTTCCGGATACGGGATCAATACAGGAAACATGAACGATTATTCTAATAATATTTATGATGAAAGGGACTGGTCGAGTGTTTTTATTTTAAATAATACCATTTCACGATGCAGACAGGCCCTTCGTTTTTATAAAAGCGATTATAAATATACGACAACAGCCTATGTTAGAAATAATTTATTCCAATATTCCGAATTAAGAAATGTGGCATGCGAATACTCAAACAGAAAAGGAAATTTTTATTTTAGAAACAATATTATATCAGAAGATCGACAAATTAAATTTTTAAATAGATGGGAAGGGAATTATTATCTTGATGAATATGAAGACTTTTATGCCGTCGATAATGCGGCTGATATAAGTCGCCTATTTGTTGATGATATTTTCGGATCATTAAGGGAATTGCTTAAATGGGATATCGGAGCCTTTGAATCGCTTGATATTACCGGTTTCGGAGATTTAAACGTCGGAGAAATATTTTTTAACGTTAATGCTTTTAACGGAACAATTCCAGGAACAATGATTTTATATTTAAGAAAAATAGGAGATGATGGGAATCCGGAAGCTAATTTTTTAACCGACGTTAATCCATTGGTTCAATTTAATACCAATGAATATTATAGTGGGAATCCGCGATATTCATTAAATGAATTCCTGAAACATGAATCCCAAAATGGTAATTTAAAATTAGTCGATAATTTAATCATATACGCCCAGGGCGGCGAGACTTTTGCTGGAACGTTTACACTTTATGATAGAGAGTCCAGAACCGTTACTATTGCGACATTTCCACGGGAAATAAAACGAGGTCCAAGTACGTTAGCGTATCAAGGGCCTCTTATTGATAATGATTCAAATCAAAGTATTGTTGAATTTAAAAATTTAAAAATTTTCAGTACTTATGATGTTTCGCAGGATTATCTTATTAATGATGTTCATAAACTCAGATTTGTCAATTGTATCGTACAGATAAATAATGATGCAATAATAGAAGAAGGCGTAATAGAAACGATTAATTCATTATTAATATATCGGAATACCTCAAATGTAGATACCATGCAGTTATCTCTTAAATCAGACGACCCGAATACCTGTATTAATACCAAAATAATATCTTATTATAATGATACGTTAAAGTTTCAGACGTCTCCTAATAATAATGATATTATTAAAAATAATTTGACTTATAATTTTAGCGATTATCCATTTGTTTTTGTACAAACAGCAATTGATTCTCTTGAAAGCATCGATCCTGAATTTAAATATGTTACATTAACAGAAAGATTGTTTGATGTTCTTTATCTTATGGAGCGGTCTTTTCTATGTAAAAAATCGTCTCCTATATATGATGCCGGCGATAACTCATATGTTACTGAACAATTTGATATTATCGGTAATCCAAGGATTTATATATCAGGAATTGTCGATATCGGCCCCTATGAATTATTAGTAAATAACATGATTATAAAATCAGATGACATAGAGACTATTTTTCAGGATAAATTTTCTGTCTTTGATCAAAATTTTAAAACCAGAACAAAAGTTTATAGGGATCTGGAAATAATACACAGATATGAATTTTGTCGGGAATCGAAGGTAGTAATTAGATTAAAAGAATTCAGAAAAGATTATTCTTATTTATCTGATAAGCCAAATAAGATCATATATCAGGTAACCGCCTATTTTGATTCGGGAACACGATCGATTATATTATTTAAAACGGATAAATATATCGGCGGATTGCTTAATTCGATCTTTAATGACGGAAGATATGAATTTTATTTTGATGACATCCAAAATCTTTTAATTATTTATATAAATAATACTTATGATAAAGGAAAAAGTAATATCATTAATAATGTTAAATTTGGCGGAAGCGCGGTGATGATGTGTTAAAACTTATAAATCCAAAACGTTCATCATATTATCATTCGATTATCAGTAATTTTAATAATCTAAGCAAGCCGATAGCTGCTGGGTTATCATATGGATTTTCTTCTGAGAAATATTCATGGTTAGCTGATTTTTTATTCAAACATAACAATAATACATTTATTAATAAACATACCTGTTATGTTTCTTTTTTTAGTGATAAAAGTATAATGTATCAGGAATACAAAGACGTTACCGAGCTATCAAATCAATTTCCATTTTTTGCAGATGCGGTTAGGGAACAATATTCACCCCATACTTTTGAATTAACGACGAAACAATATCGTAGTATATCACAAAATTATTCAGAATATGATTTAATTCAATTTTTAGATAAATCCGATTTAATAACGGAATCATACGAACCAGGTAATGATATTGACCACGTATTGACCGTTAATCATTGGCTTGGAAGGCTTCCTGTTTATAAAGCGCTAGGCTTTAAATGTAATCTCGATAAAGCGTCTTATGTTGGATATAATAAATATATCTGGGGATATGAATATATAGTATCGCATACCCTATCCGATGACTATTTTAAAATTAATATTCCGGCATTTAAAAATTTATTTTGTGGTATAACCGGGGATAATATTAGGAATTATTTTTTCTCCTATCCTAATGATATTAAAATGTTGATAGATTATAAAATTATAATCGATAAACAAGAAATTACTCAATTAAAAAATTTTAAATATGAATATGATGAAATTGTTTGCGGTACTAATGATTATGATCCGCACAATCCATTTTTAACATTTATAAATTCATCGGATTGGAGTAATACATATCCATTTAGGCATCCACCAGATGATTCCAGTAATATTATTTCATTTTATCCAGAAATTAAAGATTGCGGCCGTGTCATACCTAAAAAAATATATGCCAGAGCATGGTCTGATATACTTTATGATACCATAAAATTAATACGCCACCCCGGGATTCATCTTAAAGAATATGATGATCAATCAAGGATTTCATTTAGTATTTGTAAATATATGATTCGGGATAATGAAAATTTATATTCAATACAAACGATGGATCCTGATAATTTAAGTAATATAATGCTTGAGGGAATCGATATCGATACCGAACGTAATAGGCGGCATTCTGCAATCGTTATGACCCAACCATATATGATGGTTAAGCCATTATCGGATGGACAAATTATTGAATTTAGTTTTGTAAATGAAGATAGAAAACCAATAAAATTTGAAAATGCCGAAACGTTTTATGAAAATCCGACCATGTTTCTCGAAATCAAGGCTCCTTATTCTTTTATTAAAGAGCTTGATAGTAAATTAAACGAACATGAATATAATACCGATATTATTCACACAGTAACCATACGAAGCCCGGATACCAATTTATTTATTCATGGAACCGGATTTTATAATAATTTTTCAAATATTTTAAGAAGACAAGATGCATGTCTTGATGATTTAATCGGTGGTGTTGTCGGTACTGGTGTGAGAAAATTATTTTGGATTACCGATCTTGCGGATACCGGTTTATATACTGATAATAAAATGACCGTTTCCGGAATGGGTTATGGTTTTGATGTTTTAAATAATGGATCGATATCGGAATTCATTAAACTTTATTGTAGTAACTATCATCCCGAATCATCATACTTACCGGATGACCCTAATCATATTCCTATACCAAACAGCGTGTCGCGGTTATTAAATTATCCAAATTATAACGATGTTCAGGAATATGAGTTATTCCGTCCAATGTTAAAATTACCCGGAATCAACGGGTATATTAAAATTCTTCAAAAAAATGATTCTTTTAAAACCATACGCGCAAAAGACGGAAATCATCTCGTGGTTTATAACGTAGAATTTCCATTTTGCCCAGGTTCGGTTTCCGAACGTATTATAATGGATTTTACCGGAGGATATAAAAAAACTCAGATTTATTGTAAACAAAATTATATAAAAGCCGGATCCCACAGATTGTACGAAGAAACAGTATATGACGCAAATAATGATCGATATATATATTATGGGGATAAATCATTTACATTTGGTATTTTAAACGTAATTCAATCGGATTATTCCGAAATTGAATATGATGGATTTGAATATCCTGCTCATTTAATATATCATGAAAGACCATATCGCTTTTTAAGTCTTATAAGACCGCAGCAAGAAGAATTTGAAAAATTTGGTACTTATATCGTAGAGTTTGATAGTAAAGAATATGATATCAGATTAAATTTTTTAATTGATAACAAGGTATGGAAATTCGGAGATAAATATTCTTCTTATATCGATCGGGAAAACCCTTCTTATATTACTGATATTGATTTATCAACATTATTTCAAGAATTTAACCATAAAGATTTCAATGGCGTTCCAGATAAAAAGAAATGGCTTTATTCTTATTTTTCAGGTTTTGCATACATGATCGACGATAATTATAAATCGGATATCGTTATCGAAACATGGAAAACCAATAATTGGAAATCTCTTAATACCATTTCCACCGATACCGAAAAAATTGTTGATAAAATAATACATAACAATCTTTTTATCGTGGCAGGAACAATTACCGAAGAAAAAGTCGGTGAAATAACTTCTTTTGTCGTGGCGAATGCTGATTTTTATAATGCACGGTTTGATATTGAACTTTCTGATGATGTTATTAATAGTTTGACAAATGGTGTTCTTACCAATAATTATAGCAACACTTCATATCATATTATTTACGCGGAAACATATGATTATCTTTCTCAATATTCATTTATTAAATTATATGTAAAAAAAGACAAAGCCACGCTTGATAATGAATTATTTATTAATGATACAATAGTTATTGATCTTGCCAATACTCCGACGAATACTTATATATCGCAATTAAATATCGGAGAAGCAAGATATATGATTAGTAAAAATCAAAATTTTGAAATATTTAGCTCCATAAAATATAATAATAATTATATTATTAAATATCTGGACATTGATGATTTAGAACAACATTGTCTGTTTAGAATTAGAGTAGTTCGAAAAAAAGAATATCCTGCAGATGGAACTACTATGCAATATGTAGGAAAAAGAACATTAGATAATTGGCCAAATGGAAATTATCCATGGTTAAATGATCAAGCGTTTCTTTATAATAAAAATAATATCCAAGAAGATATTAAAAAGTTTGGCATAACTTATTTTAAATTAGTTTCCAAATAAATGGTATATTACTATTATGGGATCAAATCTTCGATCTAAATCAATTCAAGGCTATATTACGGATAGTGCCGGCAACATTTTGCGCAATGCTCAAATAGTTATTAAAACATCAAATCCTACAACCGGTTCTGTTATTGTTGATTCGATAAAATCAGATGACAATGGTTATTTTATCAGTTCGCCATTGCCGGATGGTACATATGATATTTATGAATCCGGCATACGAATAACTCGAACATATCATATAGTGGATAAGTCAAAAATTCAGTGTTATAAACCGAATGAAGAAAATTATATAACGACGTTGACGTCGTTTACCGGACTGTTAAATATTGAAAAATTAAACAATTTTAAATGTTTTCTTCAAATCGAACCTGAATTTATCGATATATTTCAATTTGGAAATATATTTCCAATATACGACGTTGATATTTCGGGCATAGTTGATTCTGAAAACGAATTATTGAACATAGCAAAATTTTTTAATTTCAGTGAAGATTCGAGAATTACAACCACTCGATTTGATATTGAATATTTTGCCCCATTAACATCCGTAAGTTCTCAATATAAACGTATTCGATGGGCTGGCGTTCCAGGCATTCGTTTTAAAAAGGATTCAAGAATTCTTGTACCGATCGATTATTTTTCACTGGTACCGTCATTACCAAAATTTTATATCGGTTCGACGCAAAGTGCTGATATTGAATTTGATCCCATAACAAGTCAGGATATTGTTATTATAACGGGATCAAGCGACATTTATAATGAAATGACCGCTAAAATATCAATAGGAGATATACTTGAATTAAGACTAGTCGATAGTGATAAATGGTTTGGTATTGTTCTGGGAACGGACGGAAGTAATATTATTCTTGAACGGTGGAGGTCTTCACGATATCTTAGTTCTACGATTAATAATCCTCCACAAATTATTGAAAAAGTATTATTGTATGATGGAATTTTTCAAAATATATTTGATATTGATGATTCGAACAATGAAAGATTTACCGTCGCAGAAAACATTTATGCACAAGATGGTAATTCTGAATTATATAATTATTATTACCGTTATCAACTAGTTTAGAAAGGTGATGTTTATGGAAAAAGAAACAAGATTGGCGATCGCGTATTTATCACGGCACGTTGACGAACAACCAGACGAATCAAAAAGTATTTTTGAAAAATTAATGATGTACGATCGACAGGCAAGTAATATCGACGCAGCTTTAAAGGATGCGTATACGGCAATTGAAAAACTTAATAAAGAATTTCAAAAAACCATTGGAGCTATTGAGGCCCTTGTTGGGGTGGCTGAAAAATTTATTGATAAAAATAAACAAAAAGAATGGGCCGCAAAATATGTATCCGAAACAAAAAACATAAATCCTCCACCGGATTCTCCACAGGAGTTATTGAATGAGAAGGGTTAATGTAAAGATTGGTATTAAAGAACGTATACATGAAATCCTGGGAACCGATTACCCTTCCCCGTCATATGGAACAGGGGATTTTGTAGATATTACCAAATGGTCGATTCAATCCGCAATGATGGAAAATGTTCGCCGTGTCGTTCGAGGTGTCGTTGGCGATTCTGACGAAGGGCGGGTTTTACGCGGAATGGTATTATCTGAAAAAACAAAATCTTCAATCAGTGTTTCAAGCGGATTAGCGTTTACCCCGTCAGGAAACATTATAATTTTTAATAAAGATATTACAAAAAGTGTTTATGGCCCAGGGACAAAATACATTTATGCAAACCATGATATGGCTGAATTCCGGGAATCTTTATTAAATCCTGAAGGTAAAAAAATAACGCTCATTAATATTGAAGGTGAGACCGAAATAGTTTACGATGATAAAGCTGCCGCTGCCGGTGATGCGATACAAAGTATTGTCGATGACGTAATTTCAGTTTATACGGCTTCGGCCCCAAATGATTATTCGGTTTTATTGGGTACCGTTGTTTTAGATAATGATGGAAAAATATCCAGTGTAACTCCTACAACGCTTCGTGGATTCGCGCCTGCTCTTAATGTTAATAGAATGAGAACAGACGGTATTGAATCGGTTTTAGATTCGGTATTCAAGACACAAACGACCATTTATGATGCATTAGATATAAAAGGAGTGGCGACCGTATCGGGAAAGGATAGTAAATTAACTCTTGGGGCTGATTCCGAGCTTTCTGTTATAACAGGCGCTGTCGAACAGTCCGGGATAGACATAACAATTACTTATGTAAAACCAAACGATACGTCCGGTGAAATGGTTTTTAAAAAGGGTATCTTAATTTCGAGTACATAAAAATGGAGCAAAAAATGCATTATTGTATACGTGAACGTTATCCGATAGAGACGGCTGAACATGTCAAATTGGCTGCGGCTTATTTTGTAAAATTTCTTGAAAGATTTGATGTTCAGGATCGAATTACTTTTGCAACCAATCTCGAAAAGAGAGCGAACGATCTTAATGTCGTCATCGACAATCAGATCGTTTCTAATTATGCTAAGGTTGCGAATCTAAAGGCAAATATCTCTGACTTTTTTAAGAAGGGGATTGAGTTTCGGAAAGTTGCATGCCATCCAATGAAGACTACCGTGGTCGGTGTCGATGCAATCAAGATGCTTGATAAGATAGCATCATTGGCCACTGACAACTTTCCTGGACTTGTAGTTCTACATGCCTTACTTGAATTCGATAAACTGGCGAACCTGCAGTCTGGGTATGACAAAGAAATACCGGATCCGGTTCTTACTGTTTTTGGATTCGATCCTTCCGAGGAGCGGATATCCGAACATATTAAAGTGTCTTCGCTTGATCTTAGGAAGGTGGCATGTAAGAAGGTTAAGATGGAGAAGGTCGCGTCTATATTCGGTGAAAAATTTTCTAAATCGTATAGCGACAATCCTGTGAAGGCTTTTCAGGAATTAAAACCGATCGATCAAGTTTTATTCAAAGGTAAACTGTTGTAATAAAGAACGAAATGTTGAAAACGGCTTTTTACAAATGAAAAAATTGTCTGAACAACTATACGATGCCCATCTTCTTGGTGATCAATCACTTATTGAAACGATCCAGAAACAACTGGAGCGACCTAAACCTATCGTTAATATTACCAAGATAAACACCTTGCTTAATGATGAAGCATCATCAACCATCGATATTTATGATTTTTTAAATAAAGAATTTGGTCAGGATTGGTGGGAGTGGGAAATAGAAACTATATTTCATAAACTCTGGACGGATTATGGACTTGCCCTGGAAGACGTAAACAGAGATAAGGTTTTGGCAATCAGACACCTATGCCGTAATGACGCGGCATTTTTCGATTGGTTCGAATTCAATCAACTCTGTAACGCATTTGGAGGCTCTATAGCGGACTTTGAACTATTAAGGTCTCCTTCACCAGGTGATGTTATTAAGTGCGTAAAAACCATGAACCACATTCGTCCGGATCGAAACGGTGAATTCAGTATAGATGTCGAGAAGTATATTTGTATTATATTTTATCAGGAAGGCATTTATTGCCCTCCCCCTTCTTTAGCGGCATTGATTGCCTTAGAAATGAGGAAGATGGTTTCAATGTCAGATGAGTGGCCGGCGATTTATAAGAGGTTCGCGGAATTCATAACCGGGAATTACAAAAATGATATTGAGGATAATATGGTAAGTATACAAGCAAAAAGACTTTTAAGAACAGAACTTTCAGCGTCAACTACTCCGGCCACAAGGGCCGGAGCTTGAATCGTGAGATTCAACGTAAGAGTTGATTAGAGGGCTTAGGTTGTTTATCTATGCAGCAGTTTAAAGTAAAGTTTAAGAACACACCAAGGAATACTCCACTAGTTCCTTGCTCTGTAAATCCTGTATTAAACAGACTTGAAAGAGTCAGTGTACAGGATAAAGTACGGACTTTAAACAATCTCGAAGTGGATCAACGGGAACAAGCACCCGGCTTTAAAAGCATTGTGTTTGTATTGTCAATTAATGGAAAACCTTTAATGCCATGCACAAGTACAAAGGCAAGGCATCTTTTAGAAGGAGGAAAAGCGCATGTTGTAAAGCAGAATCCATTTGTTATTAAATTGAATTTTGAGTGTGAGAATCAGGTTCAAGATTGTTCTTTGGGAATAGACAGCGGTTTTAAGAATATAGGTTTTTCAGCAATAACTGATAAAAAAGAAATAGTAGCAGGAACGCTTCTTTTGGATCAAAGGACATCTGAGAGACTTATAGAAAAGAGAATGTATCGAAGGGGTAGAAGGAGTAGATTGTGGTATAGAAAGCCAAGATTTAACAATAGAAAAACAGCTATTGGTTATTTACCACCTTCAACACAGAGAAGATTCAACACCCACATAACCTTGATTAACAAGCTAAAAAAACTATTACCAATTAAGAATGTTGTAATTGAAGTAGGTAATTTTGATATTCAGAAAATAGAGAATCCAGATATAGCAGGAATACAATATCAACAAGGATCGTTGTTTGAATATCAAAACATGAGAAGTTTTTTAATGTTCCGGGAGCAGGGAAGATGTCAGTTATGCGGTAAAGAGTTTTCAAAAGGTAACAGTTTTCATATTCACCACATTATATCGAGGAGTAACGGTGGAATAGACCGGGAGAAGAATTTGGCTTTGTTGCATGAGAGATGTCATAAGAAATTGCATAAGAACAAGTTGTATGATGTGTTAAAAAAGAATAAGGTTTACAAAGATGCAACATTTATGAGTATAATAAGGAATAAATTCAGAAATATTTTATCAAATTGTAAGTTAATTTATGGAAATGAGACTTTTGTTAAAAGAAATATTTTGAGGTTAGAAAAAAGCCATTATAACGATGCTTTTGTAATAGCTGGTGGAAACGAACAGAGAAAAGTGGCTCCAATTATATTTAAGCAGAAACATAGAAATAATAGGGTTTTGCAGTTGAATAGAAAGGGTTTTAAGCCATCTATCCGTAAACAAAGATATTCAATACAGCCTGGTGATTTTGTATTTATAAAAAGAAAAATACATATTGTTAAAGGGTGTTCAACATATGGAAAAACTGTTTGTTGTAGTGATGGAAATTTTGGAATAAAAAAAATTACCACTATATTTCATACAGGTTCAATTTATTTAACATAACGATCAAAGCAGAGATAAATTATGGTTAAGATTGGGAATGCATTAAAGGGTGAACTTGAGAAGGTTGCGTTGAGTAATAGTAAGATTGTTCAAATACTCAGGTCTAGCGGTAAAGTGAATGGTCCTTTGCATACAATGATTGGTTCAGCGAATCGAGACACCTTAAAGCGTGTTATTAATAATGTGCAATTTTCTAAGCGCAATCTTAAAGATATTGAGCAAACCTTCAAACACTTTTCTGAAATACGTAAAAAATTAACAAGTGGTTTAAGATAGCGTCTGGTAAGGGATTATAATGGCAGCAGAAGGCTTAGCTGGAAACGTATTGAGTCCGAGTGGTGTCCCAGGGGGCGGTGGGGAAACTAAAGTTTCTTTCACCCGATCGTCTATTAAATACGATTCCCCGTTCCTAGATATGACCAATACATTCATACCTAAAACAATTAAAGGTATGTTCCGGTTTATAGCCTCCAGTATTCTTTCTGATCCGCTTGTATATCAATGTATTGCACGAATGTCCGAATACCCCATTACTTCGCTCAAATTTACCGATCAAAAAAAATCATTTATCGAAGGCGATAAAACGGTTGATAAATGGAAAGATATTTTTGAGAAAAAATTAAAATTCATCAAAGTCATGCATCAAATAGGAATGGATTATCATGCATATGGATCCAGCCTTATTTCCATACATTTTCCATTTAAGAGATTATTAACATGTAAAAAATGTAACACTATAAATACTGTCGAATCAGAGACTGATCTTGAATATAAAAATTATATATATAAAGGAAAATGCTCATCCTGTGGATCATTAACCGATTTTGAAATCAGCGACATGCAGACTAAAGAAACAGATAAATTAAGTATTATTTTATGGGATCTTCTGTTTATTGAAATTAAATATAATAATATAACAAATGAACATTTTTTTTATTATCAGATACCCCCGTTTCTCGTAGAGGCTGTTAAAAAGGGCGATCTTGATATAGTCAACTCCTTGCGTATTGAAATTTTAGACGCTGTAAAACAGAACAAACAATTAAAATTAAAAAATGATAATGTTTTTTATTTTAAACAACCCGGACCGCAATACTTTTATCCATCTGAACGTGGATGGGGGATTCCGACGGTATTGCCTGTTTTAAAAGACGTGTTTCATCTTAAAATTCTGAAAAAGGGAAACGAAATGATTTCGCTCGATCATATCGTTCCATTGAGAATTATATTTCCACAGGGAACAGGTGATGTTTCTCCCCATGCCACTATTAATTTAACCAGTTGGAGACAGAAAATTGAAGAAGAGCTTAGAAAATGGAAGGTAGATCCTAACCATATATCCATCATGCCGTTACCGGTTGGTTTTCAGACCTTCAGCGGAGAAGCCAGATTATTAATGACTACTCCTGAAATAAAACAGACCGAAGATGGAATTATTACCGGCATGGGCGTAATACCTGAAATTATAAGGGGTGGCGCATCATGGTCGGGGAGCAATGTTTCTCTCAGAATTGTTGAAAATAGATTTATCAATCATCGAACCAGTATGCATGAATTGATAGATTGGGTAAAAAATCATTTGGCGATTTATTTTAATATTCCTGAAATCGATATTAAAATGTCGCCATTCAAAATGGCTGATGATATACAAAGAAAAGGTATGCTCCTGCAGGCTTCTTCCGGAACACCATCACAGCGCGTCGTATCAAGAACGACGGCAATACAAGAACTGGATATGGATCCGGAAACTGAGTTTAAAAATATAATGGAAGAAACGAGTCAATCGATTGAATTAAGAATTGAAGAATTGGAAGGCGAGGCATCGGCAGGTGGTAAAGCGGGTATAATACAACAGAGATTCAACGCCGATGCTCAGGTTGAATTCAATAATAAAATGTATTCCGCCGAACAGGAATCCAGAGAACGCCATAATAAATCGTCGATTAATAAAACACAGGAAGATGGATCAAAACTTAGTGAGGAAATGGGTGGAGTTCAACAATTTACTGTTCAGCAAATCATAATGATGCTTACACAAAGATTTGCCACGCTATCCCGTCTTAGTCGTGAAGAATTTACATTAAGAATGTTTATTATGAGCAAATCAATGCCACATACTTATCAAGAAGTCTATAAAAATCTCAAAGAATTACAAATGATAGAAGCTGATTTATTAGCAGGAATTCCGCAGATAGTACCAATAGATCCAGAAACACAACAACCGGTTACAACAGAGCAAGATCAGGTTGTAGAAACCGAACCTATTGAATCACAATCACAATCTTTACCAGAGCAATTGCCCCCGCGATCTCCAACAGCTGGCATTTGATAGCTAAAAAGGGAGCCTTTCGGCCCCCTATCAAAAAGGAATAACATCAGGTTAAAAATTAGCTGATACATAGCATCCTGTACCATTTGAAACTCCTTTTTTTGAGGTTTACCTGCTTCCCTTGGTCTTTTTGGACAGGAGAATGCGTATTACCTGTTCCGGAGTGCCAGAGAATGTATATCCAAGGCTCAATACGACGCCCACAACATCGGTGTAGGTCCACTTGTGATTACCGCTTGCGTCTATGTAATCATCCTTGTCTTCCAACCCATTAATGAAATCCCCGAGACTTGTCCCAGATTCCACTACATAGGTTTTGGTTGTAGCGCCGCCGACCCTCAAGAGTTTTACCTCAAGAGGGGTGCTGCCTTTTACTTTGGCCGATACGAAAACCCGGTCACCATCACGAAGAACCGTGTCTTCATCTACGGGACGGTCAAGAATGGTTACTGTTCCCTTGAACTCCTCATCAGCCGTTTCAAATAAATCGGAAACGGTTGCTCCATCTTCCATGCTGTATTCAACAACCGGAATTCCCAACTTCATCAATTTTACCAGAATCATCTTTATTACTCCTTATGAATTAAATTGTTGTAACATAAAAGGTTTTTCACTAAACCTTCTATAATAATATGATTCGGGACATAAACAAAAGTGAAATTCATTCCATAAATCTTTTTTATCATTAAAATGCTGAATTACTCTGGAAACTGCAAGACTTGCAATATACCAAGCGGTCATCGCTATAGCCATACTGGTCCCGCATAATGATAATTCGGCCTCTTGATCTGAATACAAGGAAAATTCCCACTCACGTAAATGCTCCCTATTTGCGGGATTGAATGCATAAATTCGACCTTCATCTAACCCCATTCGAGTCTCGATTACCAACTGGGTATCGAAACTATAACGCAGGCAGTTATCAAAAATTTCTTTTCTGCCTGCCATGGTATCCACCATAAGAAAAACATAGGTAGATTGAACGTTCGCGGTTTGATTAATTACTTTTTCATTAAAAGTATTAATTCCGAAACCACACTTTTTCTTAATTGCCTCATTAAGAGCATCAACCTTGAATTTTCCGACATGAGACGGATCATATATCTGATTTGCCAGATTATGCTCTTCGACTTTATCAAAGTCAAATACGTTAATAACTCCTTGGTCACTGCTTTGATCGCCCCATCCCATTTGGGTCAATAACAAGGCAACGTGTGATCCAACAGCCCCGGCTCCTATTAAAGTGATACTTTTTTTACCTATTTTTGCAACATTCAATAATTTGTTTTGACGATTGTAATCCATTATTCGTAAAACCCCTTTCCGTAATAACTATCTTCATCCAATAGGTTTTCTAATCCCATCTGATCGACGGGATCTCTTTCGAAAAATGGCGTAAAACTTGTTTTGTTTTTTTTTGAAAAAAATCTTTGATCATTTTTAAAACCGAAATCATATGAATGCGCAAACAAATTTGTTTGTCCATTAAATGTAGGCTGTGGCATGTTTTCTTCTTTTTTTAATTTTATATATTCACATGCCTCTTGATAAAAAACATTATTATCCAATACCAGACGAATTTCTTTTATCGCCTGTGTATAATTTTGATTTGCTGTAATAATATTTATTATCTGATTTACCTTGGTTTCATAAATTGATTCGGCATTTGATACTTCTATTTCCCAACCTACTTCATCATAAATCAGATTTTTTTTATAGTCATAAAAAGAAACGCCTATCTGATGTTTCTTATTTGTGATTAATCTGATAAAATAATCCTTATTGTCTCGTGCCGATTCCATGGCTTGATCATGGTCATCTTTACTTGGGCTTATTCCCATATCAACATGAGAATGGCCCCATACTTTAATCTTACCAACATCGTCTTCTCTACCTTGACTTATAAGCAATCTCATGAAATCGGATTGACCACTATCTGCTATTTCGCAATGTCCCAAATTAGCGATATTGTGTTTCGGGTAATACACGTCGCTAATAAAAAAGGTATTGTCATCCCTCATCGTAGACAATGCATAAAATCCAACTTCAGTTTCATGAAGATCGACAATGGCTTTCATCCACTCTTTTGCTTTTTGGTCAATAATAATTTTAGGGGCGAATACTATATTAGTATTCATTACTCGTAATTTCATTTATTTGCCTCCGGCAAAAGTAACGCACATTCGCCTGCTTCATCTTCAATATTCGGCAGTTCTAAGAACTGTAAAATTGCCGAAAATGTTAAAGTTACGTCGCGGGCTGCAATTGCATTTATAATTAAATCACAAGTTGCTCCGCCAAAACAAGACCCCTCATTTTCATAAACATGCGGAGCCTGATACAGAGTGCTATTATAAGAAATGATATGAGTTAAATTAATAATTCTTATACCACTTAAATTGGGGTTACTCCCTACGAACAATTTCAACGGAAGGATAATAAGCATCTTTCCCAAAATTCGTATAACATGTTCAACTTCTACTTTTATAACTTTTGTGACGATATTAATATTGAACTCTGGGGAAAGAAAAACATCATCAATTTTCGGATGTTTTTTTAAATATATTATCGATTCTATGATCTTTTTAACATCAGGATCACAATCAAGCACTTTACCTTTTGAATCAATTAATCTTTTAATTTTAATTAATTCATTTGTTAATGTATGAAATCGATCCATTAATGACGTTAAATCTCTTGCTTCAGATGTAGTGGAATTATTTAAACATTGTGCTATTTTTATAGCATAATTGCTTTCTTCCTCTTTTTTAGGAAGTCTATAATCAGGGTTAACTTCAATAATTCTATTATCTTCATCTTCCGTTTCATCAAATCCCGGTACGATATCAGCGTCTGTTACGGGACTTGTCGTTTCTACAAGATTAGCTGGTGGCAAATTAACTACAAAACCGTCATCAATTGTAGTTACAATTAGCTCATTAAAAATCGAATCATTATTTAAAATTCTTCTTAATTGTTCTTCAGATTCATGTTGAAAAACAACAATGTCATCTATCGATCTTGATATACGACCACCGGATGTAAAAAATTCATCCGGAACAAAACCATAAAATAAAAGTTTCGGATACCATTCAAAAACTCTAGGTCTTATTATTATTTTCAAGACTTTTCCTCCTTTTTGATAAAAATTGGAATATCTATTTTTTTAATTTCTACTTTATGAAACCCTTTCACAACATCTTCTGGCACTTCAGGCCATTTGTCGATATTCTCACCCGCCCTATCCCCGGTATTGGCATGTTGTAAAAATTGTATGATTAATAAAACCAATTCATATAGATTTTTATTTTTATACGCATCGGCAATACTTGCTTCTATATTGCCATGACACATTAAACAATTACTAAAGACATGCGGCGCCTGATAACCAGCAATCAAATCTCCATATTTAATATTTCTAATTCTCACAGTTGTACGAATATCATAATTTTGTGAAATCATACCTATGACAATTGAAAATTTTCCTATTTCATGCCATTTACCGGTGCGTTCGTCTTTTACATAAATTTCTTTCGTGTTCACAGTAACAATACCGTTTGGATTAATTATTATCGAATGAACACGGTCTAATGCTTCAGTCATATCATAATTTTCTGAAAATTTTTTTTCCTGTTCTTCATCAAACCTTTGTTGATCGAAATACTTAATTTGAGTTTGAACTACATTAAACATTTTCGCTTTTTCCAAAACACTGTTTAACAATATCTCATATTCATTTTGAAGCGACTGCGCTTTTACCACCAATTCATTTTTTATTTGAATGGATGATTGTTTTGCCATGTTGATATAGTTTTTTTTATTCTCTTTTAAATATTTTTCATAATACATTTTATCCAATTCTTCAAAATTTTCAGAAGATTTATACCTTTTACATATTTCTTTTATAAAAGTAACTAAAGCAGAAGCTCCCGGAATAACGATATACATTTCATCATTATTACCGATACTAAAGATTACATTAGTAAATGAATCCTTTAATATTACATCATATTTTATGTATGGCGAAGTATTTTTATCCATTTGTTTTGGAATATAAATAGAATTGGTTAAAAATCCAAGACATGAAATTGCACCGCCATTTATTTGTACTGGTACAAAATCTCTGTTGTGTTCACTAATTATAAAAATTTTGAATGCAGAATTAAATACATCAAAATCATTTATTTTATAATTATATGTATATAACACAATAATCTTTCTCTTTAACTTTCTTGAAAATTGTAATAATGGAATTTCAAGATCTTCGACATTACAACAAGTATCAATAAATACCTCGTCTTCTCCAAAAGTTAAATAAGGACTAAGAAATAAAGGGTTTTTTTCAATTGGTAAAATAAACTCTTCTTTTGGCTTGTCTTCTGATTGTAAGATCTCTATTCTTTGTTTAATACTTATATTATTTGATATAATACAAGTAAAAATATCAGAATACGTTGGTGATAATCTAACATTTTCTGTTACAATAGATTCCAACAATGTAGTATTAGCCCACAATGAAGTAACTCCAACTTTTACTCCTTCAATATTAGAATCAAATAGAACACATTTTTCTATATCAGATTTATCAACAATTTTTTCCCACCCATTATCATTAATTATAACAACCATATTATTAGCTATTGGATAATGGATATACTCCAAATCCGGAAAAGCATCTGTCATCCATTGTTCTATAATGATATAAGGCGCAAAATCATCATTCATAATTTTCCTCCTATATCATTGTTATTCCAATAAACCGATTTTTTTAACAAAAGCAATCCACCCATCCCATCCGGATATCCATGTTGCCCGCATTCCACATTTATTTAATTTATCTATTATTGCATATTGATGGATCAATGGTTTCTCGTTTTCCAGTTTAATTTCCACAAACCATGGACCGGTTTTTACGGTAGTAAAAAAAATATCAGGAATTCCAATTCTATTGGCTTGTTTAATTTTAAACGAAAATACTTCATTCCTTGATTCCAGGAATTTCAAGATTTTCGCCTGCAAGTCTTTTTCTAGCATCTTTGACCTTCTTTACTATTCTATAAACTTGAGATTTTGACAAGAAAAACTGCTTTCCTATTTCTTTCATACGAATATTATTATCGTATAATTCTATAATTGATTTGTTTCTCTTTTTTTTCTCAATACCAAAAAATATTTTAAATTTTTTTCTTTTTCTCCATGACCATTGTCTGCTTTTATGAAAAAACTGGCCCATCTCGACGTCTGAAGAAAAATTTTCTATCATTTTTATAAATTGATCTTTTGTGATCCTCATAATTATTTTGTACGCCGATCTTCTAATAACGTAAATCCGCTATTTTTCATTTTTTCGAAAAATGTTTGCTTATTAAAATCGTCATAAATATAAGGCATGAATACTTCAACCAATTCAACCTGATCGAGTTCGATTAACGACATTTGTATATCGACCCAATCAGCCAACAGTTTCCATGCCGATCGCCCGGCTTGTTCTGCAATTCTATTTTTCGTATCAGGCCGCGGTCTTTTAACAAAACTGTATAATTGTTGCTCAACCCTATCGATTCTGGCTGGAAGTTTAAATGGAATTTCTTTTCCATTAACATCCACGCTAAACGCTATTCCGATTAATTTTTGATTTTCACAAATTTTAAGAATCTGCTTGGCACCATGTTTCATTAAACGTTCTTCGATATGTTGAACCGATTTAGCTATTGACACTGTAGAAGTATAATTTTTTATCATAATCTTCCTTTTACATGTTTATTAAAACACTTTTCACATATATCAGCTTCTCTCCAACGTAAACCATTTTGAATATTAATTTTAAGAATGGCAACTCTGAATTTCTTTTTTTTATATATAAAAATGGTTTTTTCTATATTAATAATTTGTTTATTACAAAAATCACAAACCCTTTTTAATGCCATAATTTTTCTTTCATTTTACTATTATTCTTTCATTAATGCCGGTACCGGTCAAGCATAGTATACCACCACTTTTTATATTCTCAAATATTATTCCAGATCTATTTGCAAGTTCATTTATATGAATAGATATTTGATATTCTCCAGGAGCAAAATATAATTTAAATTTATTAATAACACTTTTATCATTTTCTGATAAAATATTTAAAGATTTTATATTTGACCATTTTTTATTTTTATTCATTTTTTGATATTCAACAAAATAAATTTTTTTATTTTTCACACCTTTCCTCTTTAATCAATATTTTATAATAAGTAACTCCCAATTTTTTATATTGTTTTATTTTTATGATCCTACAATTATCATATGTGTATTTTGGTGATTCGGTTATAACAATTCTATATCCGCATGATGTAATTAATAACAATAGAATAATAAATTTTTTCATTATCTTATTCCCTTCTAAATACCTGGGCCCACTGCGATAATGTTAAAGACAAATCCTTTTTATCATCGATAACCCTAACCACCCTTTCGTCTATAGTATCCCTGGTTATTAATTCAATTACAGTCACTTTTTCTTTTTGTCCCTGGCGATATTGCCTGCTTTCCGCCTGGTCTTTCATGATATATGAAAACGAATTATCAAAAAATATTTGAAAATTTGAAAACTGAATATTGTGACCGGAACCCATTTTGGCAGGATTTCCTATCAACCAGTTAATTTTTTCATTTTCCCTAAATATATTAATTTGCTTAAAAGCGTCTTGGTTCCCATAACAGGTAAGGCATGATTCGTCTCCAAACTCAATTTCTACGTTTTTTTTAATAATTTCCAAAGCGGGGATGGAATAACTCCATATAATCGTTTTTCTCCCATCCGGAATGGTTCTCATAACTTCAAGAAGTAATTGCAATTTAGCATTATATTCAAAATAAATAATATTCCTCATATCAATTTCGCTGCCATCTTCATTAATCAAAAATCGGGTATTGATATAATATCCGGAAGCGACTTGTTGTAATTTTCTGGTTAATACCAGGGCATTTTTTGCCGTTAATTCTCCCTGGCATTGCATATTGCAATTATTAAAACGATCACACTTTTTACACATATCATCAATAATCGCCAGAAATTCATTCTTTAAGTCTTCATACACTTTTCGTTGTTCTCCACACATGGTACAATACATATATTCCCGAATCAAAGGGGGAAGATCGATGCATTCTTCTTTTTTAAAAGAAAGCGAAATGAGTCCGATAATTTTTGAAGTATATTGAATATCATTTTCGCTTCTCGGCTTCCACACATATCCTCCGTCAGGATCAACGGTAAACATATGCTGGGCGCGATAAGCATTATAATTAGACACTGGTATCGTATCCGCGCCTAAAAATCTGAATGGCATAAAAAATGACATTAAATTATTGGCATTTAACGTTCCCGATATGATGTATTTATATTTGACATTTTCAAATTTATCAATAATTGATTTTGTCTGTCGTGCCTGCGGAGATCCTATTCTATGAGCCTCATCACAGATAACCATATCGAAAAAATCATTATCAAAAATCTCGACAAGGCCAAACATACTTTCATAGTTCGCTATATAAACGTCATAATCCTGATTATATTTTTTAATTTTATATTTTTTATTAATTATTTTATCGGCTATTGCTTTACCATAAATAGCAACCGCCTTTAAATGAGGTGCTTGAATGGAAATTTCCCGTAATACATTTTCTTTTAAAGAAGAAAGCGTAATAATAAGACATCTTTTTATTTTCCCATCTTTAATACGCCGATCGATCGCCCAAATGTACGGACCTGTTTTACACGTTCCGGGATCAGCGAGAAGCGCACAGCAATCAGTATACATAATCGCATTGTACATTATTTTCTGATGTCTCATTACTTCAGGATAAATTCCTTTATAATCATAATTAAATTTCGTTCCGTCGGATTTTTTTATCATTTTCATATTATCAATTCTTACGGTATATAATTCACACGCATGTTTAACTATCAATTGAGTATCTTGATATTGAATATCGTTAAACATCCGTATAAGATTAACTGCAGCTTTTTTATGAATAATGATTTGATTGTTTCCGCGTACTTTTCTTCCATCGGTAACAGCTTGAATTATGGCGAGTTTATCACGATCGTTACACGCAACAATTAATTCATCCTTATTTTTCCCCGGTAAAATCAACATAATTAAAATACCCCGTTTTAATACAGTTATTCTCTACAATACAGGTAAATTCAATCACCTTTTTGTTTATTAACCATTTTTTAATAACAGTTATATAGTGAAATTCTTTACCTTTTGTTCGTGAATCCTTTTCTACGACATTACCCTCTTCAAGAGCCATTGATAATAAACTAATAACAAATGATTTAAGATTTGACGGAATTATCAATGCATCTTGCGGAGAATCTGGCCTTATAACATCATTATAAATCATTTGGTTATCCCCCGCAAGATCTTCAAGTTTTTCCGCGATTTGGGAAAATCCATGACTAGTAAATTCCAGTCCGTATTTTCCATCTTCTTTTAATTCATTTATCAACTCTTCAAGATTTCTTTTTTTTATGTTTAAGACTCGGGTAGTATCTACAATTTCATGATATGTTTTGGCGTATTCTTTATACTTCATAATTTCCTTGAAAAATAAATTGCCATAAATAAACCACATCCAATGCCGATATATAAAGAATTTAAAAATGCTTCAGGAAGTTTAAAAATACTTAAGACGGCATATAACGGGGCAGATATTGTGAAAAAAAAAATTATGAATAATAAAATAAAAATATTTATCGTTCTCATATATTTATATATTTGTTAATTTCTTCCTGAGTCAATGCTTTAAATTCTATTCTATTAGTTTTTTCACCAATAGATTCTATCTCGGCATCGCTCAAAGTAATTTTTAATATTTTCTGGATTTTTTCCAGACTTGTTTTGGTCACGCCGAATGCTTTTATAAAATCGCTCAATTTAAAATTTTTTCCTAACATAAGTAAAACAAATTTTTCGGCGGATATATCAATTCCTGATTTTGTATAAAATCCAAGACGCGCATTTTCATCAATGATAATCGGAAGATCGCTTGTTTTAACAAATTCTTTACACTTTTTTATTAGATTGGCATATTCAGCGCCCAATACTTCTGCTTTTTTATAAGCCGCTACACAGTCCTCTGCCGATCTAATCATAAAATTAAACGGATCGCCGATATCGTTAATGAACTTTTTATTGAATAACGGACAAATACCATCTTCGCCAAGAAAACATGTTCCACAATGCTCATTTCGTTTTGGCTGGAATGCAGTTCCATCTTTATTGATAATATGGGTTTCAATGAGTTTAATTGAATCTTTAACCCATTGTTTCGCCTCATTAACATATTTTTCAACGTCACCGATTTCATAAACAATTTCTTTACAGAAACGAATATAATCAATTTTAATTATAATTTTTGTATAACTATTGCGAGGAAGAAAATGATAAACCATCATGACATACATTTTTAATTGCATATCATTTTCCAATTCTTCTTCCTTTATCATAGTCCTGGAAGTTTTATAATCAATAATGACTACAACTTTATGATCATATTTAATGACGTCGATAATACCACGAAAGAATACATTATTGGCAAAAAAATCATTTATGATATTCCAGTCTTTATCAAACGCTAATTTTTTTTCCATTATTAATACGCCATTCATTGAAATTGAAAAATTACGTTTAATATAAAACCAATTCATTATATACTTAATCTCGCCAATAATATTGATATCGGTAATACTTAATCTGGCTATGATGGAATTGGTAATTTTATCATAAGTTTCCCGATCGGGCATCGACACTTTTTCATAATCGGTAATCGAGCTATCTAATTTATGAACAAGATCATATAATCCATTACAACCAGGAAAATATTCTGATATTTTAGATGGATCGTCGAATATTATATGCGGATCAAACGTTAAATCTCGTCCTTTATAAGAAATTATTTTATTGACAATGGTTTCTTTGTAACACCATCTGCCGGCCTCTTCAGCTATTTTATGACAAGCATTTCCGACAACAAGATAATCGCGTTCCGGCTCTTTCACCTTTTTTATATACAACATATACCATTTAAACGGACATTCATGAAACGTCTTGATTCTTGAATATGAATATGATTGTGTATAAAAAAACTGTTTATCTTCTTCGGTCGGTATAACTCCGATTTTTTTAATTTTAATCGATTCTTCAATTTGTTCTTTTTCCGTAGAAAAAATTGGAAGATTTTCTTCTTTTTTACTTTTATCGATTAAGATTTTATTTAGTTTCAAATGTAATTCAACTCCTTTTCTAACATCATATTCGGCCCTATGCGCTTCTTTTTTATCAAATTTAATATTAAGTTTTTCGCACATCAAACCCAAACTATGACGTGATCGGGGGAATAATTCTTTTGAAATCGTTAAGGTGTCGATTGTTTTTAACGGTTTAATTTTTAAAAATTTAATATCGAACGAGTTGATATTATGTCCAACCAACGTTCTTCGTGCAATAAATTTCGCCACCTCATCCCTGATGCTATCTTTTAAATAATATGGCTTTTCCTTAACCATATCATAAGTAATACCATTAATATCGGTAACCTTTTTAGGAACATGCCCGGACATCGGTCGGCACATATAAGTAATTAATTTACCGACTTCTCCAGAGAGATTGTATTCAATTGCGGTAACCTCAATAACCTCATCAACCCTTGGATCCAATCCGGTAGTTTCTACATCTACATAGACATGGTCATATGTAATTGCCATTCTTTCATTCCTCCATCATTTCAAGTTGTATGTTTAATTTTTTAAAAAAATTAATATAAATTTCTGTATCATCTATGTGTTTTGAATCTTTAATCAATTTTTCAATACCGGCGATGATCATTACCATTTCCAGTTTTGAAAATTCACAATCAATTTTTGTGACCTCATTTCTTACTTTGATTCCAAAACCATGTTCTACGGAGTCTTCGAGGGCGTTGCATCTTTTTTTCCATTCTTCCAAATCTCCCCTGACTATGGCATAATCTTCATTTAAATACTTAAAATCTTGACGTGAAGATTTAACTGTTTTAATTAAAAAATAAATACATAAAAATAAAATAATAATAATAATAATATTAGTTACAAGCATAAAAACCTACCTTTCCTATAATGGTTATTACATATTTTTTATTAAAACAACCTGTTTAATTAATATATATTATTAATATGCGCATTTTTGATCAACCTTATTTCATGGGCGTCGTCGTTTTAGATAATGTAGAACAATTGCGCCATCTTAAAATTACCCTGCCACAACTTACCCCGGAACAAAGAAACGAAGATAATCTCGTTCTTACAAAGGGACAGATTACCGTAGGGGATAGCGGTGATGGTAAATATTATTTTGATCCCGATTCAGATGCTGCAGATGATAATTTTTATGTTATTAAGCCAAATTCCAATCCGGATACCGGTAGATGGAAACGTTTGGAATATGATTATGAAAGCGTATGGCAGCAGCCCGTAGAAAGTAGATACAACCCAACGACAGGCTTGCCGGCAAATCCCGTTATCAAAAAACGCTATATCTCTACTGCTACGGCAAATGGATGGGTCATAAATAGAATTTATGAATGTACTGAGGTTGATCCTTCGATTATATATTATGAAATTACTCCCATAGAAGGATTCGCCACATGGGTAAAAGACGAAGACGTCTGGTATAAATTTGATGGATCGGTATGGAGCACGTTTTCATTTATTCCTACTGCACATAAAATAGATGGTCCATTACATACGGCAAGTGGTTTAACAACTGGTAATGTATTGAGAGCAACCGGTGCTACTACTTTTGGTTTTGGCCCTATTCAGGAAACCGATTTACCTTATTCATATGTTAAATTACAAGCATCAACTCCAGGAACGCAACAAACAGGAAATTTTAATGTATCCGGTGTAGGTATTGTAGGCAAACTCGGAATTAACTGTACTCCATCTGCCTGGCATAGTTCGCTTACCGTGATGGAATTATACGGATTAATCGGAAACGTAAGTTTGACTAATTTGTTAGATTGTTGGAGACTAGTAAAGGGGGCTACCCAAACCGGCGCTGATCCAGATACCGGTTGGGTTTTTAATAGTTCAAGTAGTGTTGCTCACAAGGTACATTTAAGGGCAGGTAGTTTATATTTTGCGTATGGAGGAACTGGAACAGTAGGTACGGCGGTTACTTGGATAGACAACTTTACTTTTGATGCTAACATAGCCACATATACAGCCAGAGGACTTGAACCGTATGTAAAGTTGATAAATACGGTAAGCGAGGACGTGCCCGGAGGAAGAGAATCCCGTATTTATGGCATGGGATTCAATTCCGAGGGAACGGGGCACACGTTGGGATACCATGAGTTCTCTTACCAGGGCGAGGGCAATCCCGATTACACATCACAGTGGCGACTATATGTGAGCAACAGCACGAATGCGCAAATACCTATATTGACCGCATTTACGTTAGGGACAACAGGACTGATATTGATTCCCGGTATGGCAGGCGCGGGTGGGTTTGTCAAGAACGCGGCGAACGGATTGTTGTCGGGTAATAACAATGTTGTAAACGGTGATTTGGGAAACCTGGGGACTGCGGGGAAGTTGGCAAAGTTCGCGGCAATTGGATTGGCTGATAGCGTTATAACCGAAGCGTCGAGTAATTTACAAATACCCACTACAAGTCAATTCCAATTCAGAGATACAGCACTTTATATCAGTTCTAAGAATGATGGGTATTTGGATTTTGACGCGGATACGGCATTCAGATTTAATACTGGCAAATTAGGAATAAATTGTACGCCTGATTCCACATGGAACGTAAGTGTAAATTCGATACTAGAATTTTATGGAAGTTCCTCGGCATCATCAATTAGTAATTATGCAAATCATTTAGATTTAGCTGTAAATGCAATTCAAACAGGAGCAACAGAATGGAAGTATAAAGCTAGTTCATTTGCATCTGTTTATAAGCAAACGGCAGGTGGTCATGATTTTTATACAGCGATATCAGGAACCGCTGGAAATGTGATTTCCTTTTATAATATATTATCGGCTAATTATACTGGTATTACTGTTAATCTGAATAAGATTTCCGGTTATTTTTCCGTAAATGGTCAGACAACATCAGATTTATTAAAAGTAAATTATAATACAGGCAGTGAATACATTTATTATAATGCACCAGCACCATATTTTTATATGACCAACACAATAGCTTCCGATGCCGAAGATAAACGTGAATCAAGAATTTATGGTAAGGGTTATTTTGCCGATGGAACCCCTTGTACTTTAGGATACCATGAATTTTCTTGTGCAAGTAATGGCGAACCTAATTATTTAAGTAAATGGAAATTGAATTTGTCGGATGCTTCTGGCGTCGATACTAATACTTTATTATGTTATGCAGTTGCAGCTTTAGGATATGTAAAAATACCCGGTATGGCTGGAGCCGGTGGATTTGTAAAAAATGATGCGGCAGGATTATTGTCTGGAAATAATGTTATAACCACTAATTCTGGAGTTTGTTTTCATATTTTTGACACAAGTGATATTGTTTTGATTTCCGATGGTATAACCGGATTCGTTATTCCTGTCGAATTTAATGGTTATTATTTAACGGGAGTAATCGCAAGAGTATTTGTAAAAGGTGTTGGGGGTATGACAAGTGTACAAGTAAGAAAAAATAGATCAAGCGTTGATATTAATATGCTTAGTTCTACTTGTAACATAACAACAGATTATTTTTCCATCAATGGGGTGGTAGATTTATCAAATAAATATGTTCAAACAGGGGATTTGCTTTTTATTGACGTCAAATCTGTACACAGCATATTACCCCCTTACGGATTAAGTGTCACAATTGGACTAGCAAGGGATTAAATTATGGCAATTTTTCAAATTGAGTCTGGCGCATGTATTGGAAGAGGTTTTGCCGATGTTGATGTTGATGGATTTTGTGCAAAATTTAAAACCTGGGTTGTTAAAAATGCGGCTGCCGGTGGTCCTAATTGGAAAATTCTTCTTGATAGAAGTACGCTCCCGGTAGATAAAACAATCACAGCCGTTGATACCGGTACGGAAGTTTTAACCTCCGTCGATCATGAGTTTTATACATCTGAGGGAGTAGTTTATACTTGCAGCGCAACACCAATCGGTGGTATATCATCAGGTAATACTTATTATGTTAAGAAAATTGATAAAGATACATTTACGTTGCATACGACACAAAGCGGGGCGACAACTCTTGGCACTACGCCAATAAATTTAACCAGTTTTCCTGCGGGAACTCATACACTTATACTTCAGGGTCCTTATATTATAGTTGCCCCGACAGTACCCGCTACTGTAAATGAGGTTTCTAAAATTTTAAAAATAAATTATTTTTCCAGTGATTCTGGATACATTAGAATTTGGTCTTATTTATCTTGGGATGACACAAATAAAACTCCTAGGGGTTTTTGGTCTATTCTCAGAATCAATACAGTTGACTCCGGTTCTTTTGCTTATGATTTCCGTGGCGGCGATGAATGTATGGCTATATCATCAAGAATTTCTACCGATTGGACATATACAGTTATTGATGAATGGGAAGGGATAACTAAATTTGTAGAAGCACCAGGAATTATTGGAAACGTACAAGGCAACATATCACTTGGAACTGACGTGGTAGTTCAATTGGATACAGGAGAAGCATCATTATTTACTGTTGGAAATTATTATTATATATATGATTTTAACAATAGAAACTATGTCAATTATGTAAAAATTAAAGCAAAAGATAATGGCTTAGATACAATAACACTGACACAGTTGTGGAATAATATGACTATAGGAGCAATCATAGGAGCGTATCCGCACAGGTTTTATTGTACCGGATCGACAACCAATACGTCATATTATTGTGATCAAATTCCGTATGTTTCAGATCCTACTAATACGTATCAGTTTTGCCCACAAAATTCAGGAAACTCAATATATATCGAGATTTATTTTGTTACATTTTCTCCATGGACTAGTAATAGATTATCTCCAGATGATAATGGATTGTATGCCTGTATGAAACCAGTAATATCGGAATATGTTAATAATATAAATTCCTTAACATCTATGAATAGATTTTACGGAAAAGTAAAAAACATATTTTTTACTTTTGGATCAATGGCTCAGATGCTTGATTGGAGATTAATTAATACTAAAGAATATCTAAAATTAAATAATGCCAACGGGTCATCAAGTGCTAACCATTTAATTTTACACACAGAATCATTGGTTTAAATTATGGCAGAAACATTGGGATTTGAAATTGATTTTAATGATTTTGATTTTGAATTTTCCAGTGGAGATGGCGTTAATCAAGGTTCATATGCACAACTAGGTGAGGGATTTGAAATTGATTTTAATGATTTTGATTTTGAATTTTCC